CATCCTTCACCTCATCAATCAATGCGCGCAGGTCCTTTTGCAGAATGTCAAGGAAGGGCCTGGCCTTTTTGGGATTCGGCGTCGACTTCCCATAGGTGCCAAGGATATTCCCTTCCGCCTTGCGCTCTTCTTTGGTGCCATCCTTGAAACCGATAACGATGGTTCCACGCGATGATTGACCAGGAAAATACTGAATGGCGTCCAGCATATCGTGACTAAGGGCAAGGTCAACCGGTCCGCCTTTGGAAACGCCCTTTTGTTTCGCATAGGCCGGCGTGTACCTGCCAGCCTCGCCCGTCCAGTCGCGTCCATAAACGTTCTGTCCTTTCCTGGTGCGCTCTGAAATCGACTCGATCACCTTTTGCGCGAGTTCCGCGCGCTGATCGGCGTCGAAATCATCCGGGCAGTCAAGGGTTAGAATCGTGTCGGTTTTATTCCTTGCCATGAATCGATTCCTTCAAAACGTCTATCCATGATTCAGGTACGCGGCCAGAGAATTCCTTGATCAGAACCATAAGCTGCTTTTTTAATCGCTTTCTTCGCATGCGTTTATTCATGCGACAACCTCCGCGGGCTGCGGCTGAACAGGCTTAGGCGCCCGCTTGACCCGATCGGCCTCAGCTTCGGCGATATGCTCTTTCAATTCATCCTCGGTGAGATTCGGATAGAGTTTCCTGGTCGCATATTCCACCGTGGTGAAACCGGCCTCAACTTCTGAGGTGAGTTCATCGATCAGGTCTTTGCGCGTCTGCATCGGCTCAGGCTCTGTGAATTCAGTCACAATGCGCGCGTTCGCGGAGAAGTCCTGGGTCTGATCCCTTAGCAAACCATTCCTGATCCAATAGCTATGAATCTGTCTCAGCTTGACGTTCCAGAAATCATCCTCGGTCTCAACGAAAACGTTTATCTGCTTTTTGATTGCGTCATAGGCGTCTGACTCATCGATCATTTTGCTGATTCCTGAGGCGAATTGATCGGTTCCAAGCTGCCCGATCGCAGCCGCGCGCAAGCCTTTGGTCACCAGGAACAGTGACATTTGTGAACTGGCCAGGCTGAGGGTTTCCGCGATATCGACGGTCGGCTTGATAACATCGAATTGTGGCTTGGAATCGCCGCCGGCGCCTTGCTTCGATTCAAAATTGAGCAGGACGTTGGGGCTGATTTTGATCCCTTTGTCCTCGACATCGATTCCATAAAAGACGCTGAATGCCTGATATTTCACCGCATAGTTCAAGTCCGTAAGCAGAAGCGGAATCAGGATGGCCATTTCCTTGTTATCGCTTTGAATGGAAGGCATGACAAGGTTTTGACTCTGGTTGGTATAGGTGAAAGGCAGAATTTCATATAGATTGCTACCGAGCATTTGATATTTAGCCATCATTTCGCTGATGATTTCGCCTTCACCATCCATGATGACAAATTGCGAATCGGTGTAAACCCAGAAAACCTTGCGATCTATCTGTTTCGGGTCTTTCTTATTCGCAATCTTACCCATGCAGAGGATGATAACATCGGGCGAGGTCGGATCGATCAAAGATGAGTTCATCACCAGGAACTGATGATTGGGAATCGTGCGCATAAAGGGGACGCCACGGCCATCCTCATCGATATCATTGAGAACAATGTGAATAAGCGAATAAAGGTAGGCATTAAAATTCTCGTTCGCCACGCTCATGCGCGTGTTCATTTTCAGGATTTTTTCATACCACGCGAGCAATGCCTCATCCTCTTTGGTACCGTCAACAACGGTTCGCTTGACCGGTTCGCTGTAAATTCGAGTCAGCTTGTCGATGACCTTTCTAAATACATTGATTGGTGATTTCCGCGTCGTGGCTGCCTTGGATGAATCGACGCCAAGGTCTTCAATCATTCTCTCTTCAAGTAGAGGCGCAAGGTTCCCTTCCAAAATTTCGAAAATGTCATGGTTATAGGCTAGTCGCGATTGATTCGCTTCAATGAAATCCGCAATCAGTTCCCGATCACCAGAATCCAAAAGATTGATCATACCATTGACACCGTTTTTGAAGTGCCTCGGGCCTCTTTGTCCTTCATATGGACAACGCCGTACCCAAGGCAGGTTGTTACGTGCTGATAAGGCTTCGAATCATCCTCGACGGCCGCGCCCTTTTTCTTTTTGGCCAGTTTCATGCCCTGGTTCACAGTCGGGCAGGCCGAATAGACAAGAATGCGGACTTCCTTGTGCGCATTTTCACATAAGGCATTGACTGTAGTCCAGCGCTTAACGAGCGCCGGATTGACCAATGGGACCTGAATCTCTGCAGGGATTCTGCGATCGGCAAACCAGCCCTTGATGAGGTCGTAGTTGGATCGAAGTGAGTTCGACGTTCGCGCCTTGCCGGATGCATCGCCATGGATGATCACCTTTGGAATCGTGATTGTCTCAGTCTGTCCATCGTCATTCATGACCTGCTTTGAGAAAATCCCGCGCGCCTCGTAATCGTCAAGGTTATCAAGGCACCAGTTCGCATCGGGTATGATGGATTCCGCGAAGAAGTGGAACCTGTTAGCGAACCGGCCGGTTTGCGGGAACCAGTGTCGCCTGGGTTGAAAGATTGTGGACGATTGGGGCTTGCCTTCGGCCGTATTGAAGTCGAAACAGATATGAATCGGCTCGGACCAATCGACTTCGAAAGTCTGATCCCGAATGAAATTCTTTTCCTCGGAATAAGCGTGGTATATGCCTTTCCCTTCCAGGCTGATCCATTTCCCCTCAAGGTACCGCTCAGCTTCCAGGACAGAATAATCCTGCATCAGCTGGCTGATATAGGCCGGGTCCAGGTACGTATTGTCGCGGGTGATCGAATAGAAAACGAACCGGGAGTCGAATTTTTTAGATCCCTCGATGAAATAATCGTGTTCGAAGCCCTCGGGGTCATCGGGGTTGGTCGCGACAATCAGGATGTTGACCTTGACTCTAGGTATGCGCCTGAGGCGCGCTTTCATGATCTTGAATCCGAGTTCAAAGCCTTCAATCTTTTTGTTTTCGGTGAATTCCTCAATGATCAGCATTGACCATTTGCGCGAACGGAATTTCTGGAAATTGCCGTCCCCCCAACTGATTCCCTCTATAACGGATCCGTTGCTGAATATGATTTCGGCGGTCTGCTCTTTCTTGCGGTAGTGGACTTTTTCGATCAGGCAAGGCCCGTGCGAACCCGAATTTATGTGCTCAAGGATTTCTTTCCAGAGCGTCTTTTTCAGGTCCGGAAGGGATGCGCGGCCGATCGCAACGCAGGCGCCGGGATTCTCAATGCAGTGTTTGATGGCGATATGGGCGAGAAGGACCGATTTCGCGGATCCCACTGAGCCTGAGAGCATGATTTCCGGCGTGCAGCGGGAATAATCGAATTCATCAAGGAAGTCCAGGACGTCGCACTGATAACCGAAGGGAATGAATTTCGTGAAACACGGTTCGGACACCGGTTCTATTTCATCATCCGCTTCGGTTTCGGCGAGGTCGGTCATAGGCTGCAATCCGGGCAGGACCACACGCCGCAACCGGGGCATTCAGGATCTTCGCTGAAATTCTTAGGCCAGTTTTCTTTAGGTTCAATTACCGTCGATCCGATAATCGTAAGCGGTCTACTACCAGGCCGGATCCCGACATGCTTATGCGGCGCCAAACCGTAATAAGGATAGGCATCACAGTTGGGATTTTTGCATTTCTCGTTCATGATGTTTTCCCCTTCCCTTTCCGCTTAAGATCACCCTTGCTATAGGCCAGCGTGATTTTGCCCTTATCCGGATCATTCGCATTCGGATCGATCATCTTGATATTGTCCGTCCAGCCGCAGATATTCTTAAGGCAGAAAATCAGCATGGGGACATTGCCCGCCATGGCCATTGACAAGGCTTTGGTCTGCAGAGTCACCTTGATCGCGTCTTTCCTTTTTGCGCGATATTCCGTCAAGCCGTCGCACTCGAAAGCCTCACATAGCATACGCTCTAGTGTCGATTGGGACGGGACTACCTTGAAAGGCGCTTGCGGTTCCCTGGAAATCCTGAGCAGTTCAAGCTGTACCTGTGGCCATGAGGCGCCGACCGAAAACATCGCGTCCATATATCCGATGATGGCCTTGCGCTCTTCCTCATCAGGCATGTTTTCCGATCGGACGAATACCATGGCAATCCTCAGTTCTGTGGCGCGCCTGGACGCGGTTTTTTCCCGTCAGGATTACAGACTGGACACGCATCCTCACCAAGGCTTAACCAATGCTGCCCCCTGCATACTGAGCATACACGCGGAGTCAGAGCGCGGACAATGGCGCGGAAGGTATGATCTTTGATGCGCTGCCCCTCTGGAAGTTCGCCATATGGGACAAGGCAGGGGTGTTCTTTCAGATTCTCATCCTTGACCGGACCGTACTTCCAGCCTTCGGCGATCTTATCTTCACACCAGGCAAGATGTTGGTGTTCAGGTGTTCCATTGGGATTCGCCAAAGCAAATCTTACCCCGCGGATGCTCGATTGCTTTTGCCAGTCGGCGGCGATTTCCCACGGTTTTTGCGAATAATCTCCGAGACCTTCACAGATTCCCCGGTTCACCTCATGACATAGGCGGGCCATGCCTTCCACAATCGCATCCGATACGCCTGGCGGGGTCAATTCTTTCAAGAGCTCGTCCTGCATTCGTAAACTCCTAAGTGATATCAGCATATTAAGCCTAGACCAAAACCTTACCAAAAAAAAGCCGATTTAGTTATTAAGTAATTCACCGATCGGCCGATAAGGTATTTGTAAGGCGCGGGAATGGACCCGGCCAATGAAAAGGGAAAAGTCGATGAAAGCCTTGAAAATAGCAGTGGTAGCCTTGGTTCTGACAGCCTGCGGGACCGCAAGCGACGACGATAAAACCGACTCGGGCAGCGACGGCGCGACTACTACTACCACAACTCCGTCAACCACGGTTCCAACCACAACCTCAAACTCATCCGCGCCTGACTATAGCGGCTGGTCGCGGGAACCCAACGCGACGAACAGCTGCCTTGCTGTCAATGAGGATGGGATGAACTGCACAACGGAATTCACCGCGGCGGATGACAATGATTGCGGTGATGCAACGTTCAAATTCATCGCGATCGAAAACGGATATATGTACGTTCAGACGAAACTGCATGTCATTGTTCGCCACAATCAGCCGCATACGCTGAGTTTCGAAGAAAAGCCAGAAATCTACAAGCTGACGAGCGACGCGGCAAATTCCTACTACCACGTTTTCATTTGCAAGGGGCCAAACGGATGAAAGACAAAATCGCATTGCATGAAATTGAGAAAATTACCGGACTTATTTCCAGAATGAAAGTGCCTGGCGGATGGCTTTATATCATGGAAGTTCATCCGACTAATGAGGATTGCGCCAGCGCGATTTCAATCAGCTTTGTTCCTGAGACTTGAAAAGGGAAACGGATGACAAAAAAAACCAAGGCTCTGAAGAAAGACCGTGAAGTTCACGATATTGACTGCATACCGCCCTGCCCTAACTGCGATCACAGGAATGCAGCATGGATGCGTGGTTTGCGCGAAAATCTCTGGAACTGGCGAAAATGTGCGAATTGCGGTGAAGAACGACGGGTGACATTTTACAAGGTCTATCTCATCCAAGGAGTTCAGCATGAGAAAGCAAAAAAATCAAAATCAGGTGCGACTGCTTCCCCCCGAGGTTTATGAGCAGGGCCTTCTGGACCTGGCGAATGCGATAACTCTGGTTTGGGTCTGTGGAAGCATTGTCATCATCGGCTTCGCTTTCTTTAAGATGTGGTGGCCATGAAAAAGAAGACGCAGGGACGCGGCGCACCAGTCACAATCGGCGAACCCACTGCGGTCGCTACCTATAATCTCACGGTCAAGCAAAAGGGATGGATCAAGGCCATGGCCGCTCGTGAGGAATTGCCATCAGCAAGCGATTTCATGCGGGAAATCATCACCGAAGCGATGATAAAGCGCGGGATTGACCCAAAAGACCCGCCACAAGATTTCGATTAGGCGGGCACCGGTTTACGCGCGTTACACCGGTCTGGCCATCCATCCGCAGCTGAGCCTTCGGGATCCCGGGAATCATACCAGGCGCGCTTGTTATTCGCAAGGAATGCATAGCCCCTGCAAATTCCGAAAATCGCCCCCTACAAAATCGGATTTCAACTACAAAAATAGATCCAAAACACTTGCAATTGGCGGGTATCGATGCATAAAATCGAAGGGCCTGGTTCCCGTTTGCATGAGACCCAGGATTGCAGGTTCAAGCCGTTGACGATCGGATGACGCAAGTGCGGGGACGCCTCGCGGCCTGCAAAAAGGAAAAACCCCCGGAGTCATCCGAGGGTCCTTGTCACCAGAGCACCGCAATTCAGCGGGTTGGCTCATCCTCCATGCATCATGCTGGCTCTACTGCATGGCCAATCCTATTCGCAAGCTGTCATTGCGACAAAAACCAGTCGGTAAAGACAGCCCAACCTGATTCCGCCAGCACGTCTTATGAGCAACCATATAGCACCTTCCAAACCCATATGACAAGCGCTT